TACCACTACAATTCACAGAAAAAACCGACCTTGAAGTGAGAGCGTTCTCAAGTTCCGCAGGCAATGACTGTGCCAGTTCTTTCAATCTCATATTGATTGACAACGATCAAACTTAAAAAATTATATTAATGTCCTGAACTTAAATCAGTGGACACATCCATGAAGTTTATTAGGTACCAATTGGTACCATCATACACCCAATTGGTGACATCGCCGGATGCTGTGGTAATATCAACAGTGCCACCTTTGAGATTTGTCCCAGTAACATCAAACACCACAGCGCCTGTTGAAATTACTGTGATGATTTGTCCTGCAATGCCATCATCAAAACCTGTTATGGTAAGTGCACCTGCAAAGGTTTTCCACAAGTTGCCTGTGAGCACTGATGGAGTTGCATCAGATTCTGTGAATGTGCCAAATGTGCCGGCTGTGTTGGCTCCAAATGCATCCTGCATCTGTATTCCGGTTGAGTCTCTAGTGATTTTCATTTTGTATATTTATCGGTCATAAAAAAAGGGAGGACAAAAGTCCCCCCTTTGAACTGCGTATTACTTGAATGATACGTTTGAAATGCTGATTCTTGCAAGATAGTCAGCTGCGTTACCAAGTGATGATGCTGTGTTGGATAACTCAACATAACCATATCTTGTTAAGAAGCTTACTACTGGCTCGAATGTGCTAGGATCTAACACAACGCCTGATGACATTAACGGAATGTATGGGCAGTAGAATGCTGGTGCATCTGCTTCTGATGAACCTTTGTAACCTACTAACACATCTGTTCCTGTTCCTGCATAACCATCAACATACACTCTCATTGAGTTGTTTAAAGTACCCACAAACTTTGTGTTTGTTGGTGCTTCAAATACACCTTCAGTTGATCTTGCGAACGCTGAAGTTGTTGCTGATTGTAGGATTGTTAATGCTTCAGATGATACAACTGCGTAGTTACCTGCGCCACGTCTTGTTCGCTGTGCGATCAAGTTTGCTTGCTGGTTGATAAGCACTGCTAATGCGGCGTGCTCGTCACCTACGAATGTTGCTGTACCTGATACAGCAGACTGATCAAATGCAGCTGCAGCTGAACCAGCCAGTGCTCTTAGAGATGTTAAGATCTCTTGATCGATCTCAGCAGTAATCTCTTGTGCCAATGCGGCCATGATTTCTGCTTCGATGTCGATGCCTTGCTGTGCTTGTGCATCTTGAGCCGCTTCAAAAGTCCATCTTGCTGATAGCTTTCTTGATTTGGCTTCTACAACCTGCTTTAAGATCTGCACGTTCAGTTTCTTACCTGCAGTACCTTCAAGTGTTGCTGTTGCGGCACCTTTTGCAGGATCACTGTCGTTACCTGAATAAGATGATGCAATCTTAAATGGTGATAATGCTTCGTCACCAGCTGTGATGTTTGTAGCACCACCTGATGTTGTGTCAGCATATCTCACTCTTAGTGTGTGGATTTGTCCAACTGGACCTGTCATAGGTTGTACACCAACTAGTTCGTTGGCGATAACAGTTGGCATGACCCTTCTGATTACAGGCAAAATAACTCTGTTCAGAGTTGCTACGTTACCGGATGATGTTGCTCCAGCTGTTGCTTGCTCTGACAGGTATTTGCGTGTGTTCTCAAGGACCACATCCAATGATTTGGCTTTAGTACCTTCAACACCTTCCATAAGTGCTGATTTAGTTTCTTGCCATTTACTTTCTAGCAATTGGGATGTCATTTTTGTTTCCTCTCCTATTTAATACCTGCTAATTTGCGGATGTTAATTACATCTTCGTCTGTTTGTTTTGCCTGTGGTGTTGCCTTGGATCTATCGCCTGTGGTTTCTGTTTTTGATTCTGATATAATTGTTGACTTTCTGGCATCTTTCATTACGTGTGGAAGATACTTGTTGAAAGCTGTTTTTAAATTGTCTGTCTGCACTGTTTCTAACAGATTTGACATAACTTCTTTTTTGTCGCCTGACAGAGGCTGTAACATTTCGTTGAGGATCTTGTCTCTACGATGTCTTGATTCGATTTTGTCTTTTTCGATTCTTGTTGACTCATAAAGCTTTGATTTCTCTTCGATTTGTGTTTGGGCTTCTGCGAGTTGCTTCTGCATCTTGCGAACTTCTGAAGTCTCGTTTAGGTATGAAGATAGATACTCAGAAGCATATGCTTCAAAGATCTTTCTACCAAAATTGTTTTCACGAGCAACTTTAATGTCCTCTTTGAATTGAGTCATCTCTTTAGTGATATTCTCACTGACTACTTGTTCAACAATTTTGCTTGCCTTCTTGATGAATGCACTTCTGATTTCAGCAAATTTTTCTTTTGCTTCTTTCACAAGTTTCACACGAGTTTCAACAACTGATCTCTTGTCTGTTTCAAACTCATTGAGTTCTTTAGCAAGAGATGAAGTCACAAATGACTCAAGAGTTTTAATCTGTTCTGCCATTTGCTTTCTGTCCTGTTGTAACTCTGCCATCTCGTTGGCAAGTTGTTTTGTGATGAACTTTTGTAGCATCTCCATGTGTGGTTTGACGCCTTTTTTGTACATCACTCGCTGTGCCGCTAATTGTTTTCTGTCTTCTACGAATTCAGCAATCTCTTTTTTGAGAGATTCATTAACAAGGCGGTCCATCGCTTCAACCATTACAGACTTGTCATGTTCATAACGCTTGGCAAACTCTTCCCTAACTTCTGTCTTAGCTTCTTCTTTGACTTCTGATAACTTGGCATCCCATGCTTCTTGAATTTCAGCACGAGTGTCTTCTGTTACCAGGTCTTTGTCAAGGAGTTGTTTGATAATGTCTAGCATGTTTAGTCTCCTTTAGCCTATTTTCAGATCCTTAATTAATCGGATCACTCCATCTTTTAGATGTCGCTGTGCTCTTGCATCTTCTTTGACTGCTTTAGCCACTTCCAATACCTTATGTCCGTGCTTCATGTTGAGAAGACTTTCATAAATTGGAGTTGGATAAGCATTTGGAGCTGATGGTTGAGCCACCACATCTACGGTAATAATGTCAAAGTCGGACACATTACCACTTCCTTCGTCTACGTTGCCTGATCCCCTTGATGATACGCCTAGTTTTACGCCTGATTGTAGCATTGTTTCTACAAGTTTACCCATCGGAGTGGGTAAAATTTTTAATTTGCCATATCCGTTGTGTCCATCCATCCACATTGATGTCAACATGTGTGACACTCTGTCAAGATTGATTTTTAAATCTTCTGGATGATCCACTTCGCCGAGGACTGATGAGCCCCCAGCGATTTGGTCGGATATTTTTTGCACTGCTTTGTTGATTTCGAAAGTAGGATACACTCTCTGGTTTGCGTTCTTTACGTTACCTTGAATACAAATACCCTTCATGTACAGATCCTTACCTTCGTTGGAAGACTCAACCACAACCTTTGCTTGGTCGAATGTCAAGTGTTCTGATAGTACTTGCATATCCTAGTTCCTTTACTTAGATGCCACAGGAGACTTGCCGTCTACTGATCCTTCTTTTTCCATTGCCTTTGGTGCGTTGTCCATCTTAGCAGATTTAATTCCGCCTTCGTTTTTGAAAGACTTGCCCATAGGCTTTGCAGTGTCACCTGCTAATGCTTTGCCAACGCCGCCTTTTTCTTCAGCGCCTACACCCATTGCGTGTGCTTTGGCATCATTAACTGGCTTGTTCTTTGATGGCACAGGTGATTTCTTTTGGTCTGCACCTGCTTCTTTGCCCATCTTTTCTGCGCCATGGCCTGATTTGACCATTTCAGCATATTCTTTTACGATTGAATCAGCGTCTTTTGACTCTGTGTAAGACTCTTCTGGAGCTTCTTCTTTGTCGTCATCCATCATTTTTGCAAACTCTGCCTTAAGAGCATCGAGTTCTTTTTCTAATGGTTCAAACATTTCTTCAGCTTCGCCTTCTTCACCTTCTTCACCTTCATCGTCGCCTTCTTCACCTGGCATTTCCATGTCGTCCATGCCTTCTGCTTCTGCTTCGATGTCGGAGATTAGATCGTCAGTTGCGTCACCGCCGATTTCTTCGATTGTTTCGTCAGTTGATTCTGCAGGCTCTTCAGTTTCTTCGTCTGCAGTTTCTTCTACTTTGTCTTCTGAATCTGTTGATTCGTCTTTGGCTTCATCTACTTCATCACCCTCAGCTTTGTCGGATGATTCATCAGCTTCTGAAGTTTCCTCTTCCTCTGCTAGGATGCCTTCATAGATTTGGCGTGATTTTTCCACTACGATTTCGTGGAAAACCTTTTCTGCCTCATCTTTCTGCTCATTTACTAACAGATCAAGGAGTTTTTCAAATTTTGACATGATTGTGTCTCCTTTTGTAACATTTATTTAAGATAAAAGGGAAAAAGAACCTTTTTAAGACTCTTTTTTGGGCATTTTGGACAAATGCTCTTGGAACACACTGTATGTAATGTCGATCCAGTTCTTTTTTTCTGCTAACTTATTGGGTGATCGTTGATTTTCAAGCACAACATGGTAGAAATTCACATTGGGATGGTTTGAAGTATTGGTGACCATTTGGTTGAGCCAGTTGCCAAAGTATGTGCGGTCAGAATTGGCCTTGCGATACCTATCTGTGCCCTTGTACATATTATTAAGTTTGCGTCCATCCTTTTCGCCACCCACTTGACC